TCCTGTTTGTATTAGTCTTTTGCCTAAAGCCATTAATCAAGTTTTACAGGGAAAAAAGTAGTATCATAACTTAAAAGATTCTCATATTTCTTTTTAGCGTTTACCTCTTTTTTCTTTTTATCATATTCAGCTATTATTTCAGCTCTTTTAGTTTTTACATCGTCATCAATAGCAATATCTCTTTCTGCCTTTCTAACCACTTGCCAATCTGTACTTGATAAAAGTCTATTAGCGTTACCTTTTAAGATTTCTATAAGTTGTGTTTTTTTAGTATCAACATCATAGGTGTTTTTTACTTCCCCTGTTTTAACTATTTTACCATCTTTTTCTTCTGTTACTTCATAGGTTGCAGAAAAATCAATATCAGTCACTTTGCGTGTAAATACTTTCTTCTTACTATCCCACTCTATACCACCAATGTTTTGAGTTTGTGAATTATAAGAAGGCTGTACTACATCATAAAATCCTTCTGACTTTAATGTCTTTTCAGAGGCTTGTCTAAAATTCAAGATGTGTCCTTTTTTGCCATTCCAGGTTTGTGGTAACTGTGGATATGTAACAATATTTCCGTCTGTTTTTCGTGCTTTCATTAGGATGCTATTTGAGAGATTTGATACCATGCCTCAGAGGTTGAGACAAATTTTATTTGTACAAGATTTTTTGCACTTCCTGTATCGCTATATGCAGTTGTGCTTAAAGCGTTATATGTGCCTGCTGAGCCATTAATAGTTCCAAGTGTTAAAGTATAAGAACCACCGCCACCTGTTATGACAAAAGTTTTAATGTCTCCAATACCAACATCTGTAAAATTAAGAGTAGATGAATGTCCTGCTGTGAAAGTAAATACATCTGCTAAAGAAGTATTAACTGCTATTGTAGCAGCAGAACTTAATGGAACTGAAGCTGTAAATTCCACACCTAGTTTATCATAAGTAATACTGTCATTAGCTAACATTCCTGTTTCAACTGCTGTGCTTGCAATTGTAACTGCGCCTGTATTTGCCATTGTAACATCACCACTTAGAGCTGCTGCTGTAAATCCAGTTCCATCACCAATAAGAATCTGTTGATCCGTTACTGCTTTTGCTGATAAAGCACCGCTAGAACTTGAATCATTTACAACTACTGTATTGGCAGCTTGATCTGATACTGTTGTTAAAGGAACTTTAAAGGTTGTCCCTGAAATATCCTGTGTGTCCGAAGAATATGTAATGCCATACATTTCTGCAAACATTTTTCTTACGTTAATGAAGGCGTTTCTCAGCCCAGTTCCACCTCCGCTATTAGCCTCTGATGTTACATTTAAATTTTGTGATGCCATTATATCATGTCTATTGTTACGCTTAAATTATTATCAATTGTTATATCTGTTCTGTCTATACTTACAAGTGAGCAGATTGGATAAACGTATCCCCAACCCTCACTTCTGTTGTTATCTCCCCACCATGATTGGCAATATATTTCTCCAAAACTCATATCACCCAATCAATTGTATAAGATTCGTAATTAGGAGAAACATCTCCATTGCTATTTGATCTCCATTCAGGAAAGCCATTTGAATTAAATGCCATGTAATCAAGAAATCGTTGTGTATAACTCTCTGCTCTGTCTCTTGCAACCTGTATTAGCTCTTTTAATTCAGATTGTGTAACATCTGATGCATTTTCTGAGGTGTGTTTAAATATACCTTTGTTTGATACTGTGACATGGGCAGTTTTTAGATACTCATGTACTGTTAAATGAACTAAAATCGGCTTGATATAATCATCAAGTAAGGCTTTGTAAGTAGCTGGAAACGTTGTGCCGCTTCCAATTAATGCAGTTATATCAGCAGCAAACTTGTTGTATAAGTCTGTGCCTATTATCTCTCTTAAATATTGTGTCTGAGCAAGGTGCATGGCTGGAATAAGACTATCAGCATCAATTGATCCTGACAGCATAGTTGATTTTCTAACCACATCCTCTTTACTTAAAAATAATACGTCTGCCATTATCTAGGTGTTGTCCAATTTTTAGGTTTTAAAAACCCTCTGTTTGTCATATCTCTTGGTTTTTGAGATACTTTAGATGGTTCTTTTGTTTTGCTAGGCTCTTTTATGCCTTCATCTGTTCTCTGTTGTTTATAAACAGGTTTTGTAAGTGGACTTTTTACATCAGGTTTTACACCTTCTTTAGCCATATACGTCTTTCTGACCCAATAATGTCTGCATGATCCACCGCCTTTCATGAGCCATATATTATAAAAATCACTACCCTTAGGCCCCCAACCAGGGTTAACTGCTTTATCTTCCATAGCAATGATATCTTCTTTGCGATATATCTTTTTTGCAGCTACCATTTTCTTGCAGAAATCTCTAGTGTCTTTGCCTACAATTAAAGGTGCGTATTGATATCTTACTATAAACTTTTTACCACTTTTGCTTTCTCCATCAAGATCAGATTTAGCATTTGGTCTTGCAGTTCCAGTTGATGCTAAACTTATCATCTTATCAAGCGCTTCCTCTTGGTTGTAATCAACCTCCCTTTCATCTACTAGCTCAAAGTTTTCTAAATCTTCATCTTCGCCTAAATCAATTAATATTTGTGCGTTGCTTTCTTTGTCTTTTAACTCTGTATTAAGGCTTAATTGCTCTCCTGTTTCTTCTTCTCTTTTTTCTTTAGTTACAATTTCCTCAGTATTAACAAACTCAATTGGAGTAAGCGTTTCAACATATAAATCAAGCGCAATACCATTAACAGCAAGAATGTCATCGATTGCATCTAAAATCAATTCCTGATAAGGCTTTATAACAACATTCTCAAAAAGATTGTGTGCGTTTTCTATTTCTTCGGCATTTGATCCTAGTGAGTTTCCTGTGTCTCTTATTCCAACAAGAAGCGGTGAAGTGATTCTGTTAGCTAATAGTAGCTTTCTTGAACATTCCTCAGCAATGTACGAATACACATCAGCAGCATCACTAACTGAAATATCTTCAATTGTGGTTTTTGTTTCAGGGGAATCAGAAAAAGAAATAATTACCTTCTCACCATTTGCACCTGTAAGCTTGTTCATGACCTCAGATTTAATCATGTGCTGTTTCTCTTGTGTTGGTACACCATTGGAAAAACTTACAAGCTTAGTGCCTGAAAAACTATTTTGAACTTCATTAACTAAATACTCAGAAATCTCACACTCTAGCTTGCTGTAGTTTAATGCATTCGCCCAATCAGGCGGAGAGTAATAATGCATTGATGGGATAAACTTTCTTATGATATAAATTTCATTATTAGCGCCTGATCCAAAGACAGGAATCCTAGTAAGCTCATCAAAATTTTTATACTCTGCCCAATTAGGGTGATAGTAGTATGCATTTATTTTGCCCTTATCATCTGATTTTTCAGCTCTTAAAGTTTCTCTATTAAAATGAGATACCTGTACAACCTTTTTGCCTTTGTACATAACTTGAAAAGATGCCTCACCTAACAGCTTTAAATCCATTGCTATTTTTTGAAGGCATTTCTTTTTAAATAATGACTTCATTTGGGCGTACTGTTCAGGCTTTCTTGATGCGTTGTGAGCATTTACACCTTTACCATAGATTTGATTGCTTATACCATTTATAATTGAGCCTGTGGTAGGACTGTTTAGGTATGCATCAATGAGTTCCTGGTAGTAAGAATTTTCCTCACCATAAGAAATAAATTCCTCATTAGGATTTTCAACAATTTCAGGTGTCTGATATGCTGAAAGATTAACAATGTGAAAGTCGCTATTATTCATAAACTAAGAAATCATTTGCCTGCGTTGTGTTCGTAGTGTATTGCCCAGTATTGATTGAATAATCAGCGACAGTTTGGTTTGTTCCAAAGATTTTATCCCTGTACAAAACCTCATTTGTTGCTGTGTTTGTTATTTCTAACAAATAATCTTGATCTTTAGTAGTATCTAAAGACAAATTTGCGGTATAGGTATAATAATAATCTACTGCTGTAAAGCTGGTAGTTGTCTGATTATACGCCTCTGTGTTTTGTTGTTCTTTAATCACTTTAACTCTAAATATTGCCGAGCCTGTTGGTTCATATGAACTTGGAATGAACCTAATTGTATGACTCGATTGTGTTCTGTCAAGTACGATCATGCTTTTTGGTAAATAGCTAGATAGGTTTTTAACCTTCCAGTTTTTTCTAATACCTCAACATCTTCGTCTATTAATTCTTTTGCTATTTGAGTCTTTGATATTTGTTTCCAATCAGAAGAATCAAATGCTTTTTTTAAATATTGTGCTTTTTCTTTAGTCATAATTTTCTTTTAAGCGTTTTGGTAGGGTGCAGCATACGCATACACCCAAACACAAAACACAATTATTTAACTATTTGTACCAACTGTTATGGTCTCAGTTACTCCTGATAATCCAGCGACTGGATTCGCAGAAGTTGCACCTGAGATATACATGGGAGCTTCTACTTCTTCACTTGTGAATTCTAAAGTCGTGCCACTTAAATCAGCCATAGAACCGCCTGTGGCGATAGTTGCTGAAGTAAGCTCATTACCATGAACTCGACCAAGCCAAAAGAAATTAGAGTTGCGATCTTCTACAATTATATGTGGTCTGCCATAGGAAATTAACTTTGTCTCAACTTGTAACTCTTTTGTAAGCTTTGGTAAAACCAAAGTCAAAACAGTAGAGAAATAACTTGTTCCTGTATCTCTTGAAACAGTTGCAGTTGTGACCATAGTGTTTCCGCTGTTTTTTAATTCATACTGAAAAAAAGTAGCAGTTCCACTTGCATTTGTAATTTGATCGTTTGAGTCAATTGTATAGCCTGTGATTGCACCAAAATTGGTCATCCACGCCCTTACAATTCCACCAGTAACATCTTTACAATTAGTTGCATAGCCTTTTGTTAGATTACATGCCATATCTTAAAATTTTATTGTCAGCATTTCAGCCAACAGTTATTAAGCGTAAAGCACTACCTCTGATCCAATACCTAGTGCAACAGCAGCAGAACCTCTTAATATTACTCGTGCATTTTGACTTCCATCAATTGAACTCATATCTAAAACTGATGCTTGATTTAGCTCAGAATAAAGGCTTGAACCAAATATCATATTATCAGAAGTTGCAGCAATCATTTTTGTAGATGTCATACCAG